CGCTAGTTTATCATACTGAGCTACAACCCAGTCAGCTACTTTTTTGATAACTGTTTTAATCTTTTTTATCATTTTTTGTCTCCTCAATTTTATAGAAGAATTTATCGGTATCTTCTGTTTTCCATTTACCTGTATCTTCTACAGTCCATTCACTTGTTTGTACTTTCCAGTCAGGAATTTCATCCTTAACTGTAAATGAAGGAATACTCCAGATAATACGATTGTTTGGCTGTGCCGCATAGTTTCCGTCGTCGAGAGCTATGATATGTGCGCACTTATGTTCGTGCGGAATTTCCGAATGATCGGTATCTAGTATATTACTATCTGGGTGGCCCCAGTCAACCGTAAAAAGGTAGCTGCCAGAGTGTAGTTTCTTGTCTTTTCCAAAGTATTTGCCTCTTGTTCCGTCTAAGAGATCGAAAGAAATAACAGAAGGATAATAGCTGAAACAATTCCAAAGCTCCAACTCGTCAAGTCTATGCCTAGGAACTTTTTTGACATCAAAACCTTTTTGAATGAAGGCAGATATCGGGAGACGATAGAAAACAGCACCGTTCTCCATAATTGCATGAAACAATATAGGACGCCCTGTAATCGATGCCAGGCCAAAGATAATACAGTCTTCAGCTTCTCCATGGTGTTCTTTGAGATCATATAAATACTCCCTTCTTATCTGTGCATAAGTCGCAGGAATGTTTACGTTTAAATAAGCCATAATTATTACCCATAAATATCTCCCCAATTTTTGCCAGATTCGTAATCGACTTTATTTGGGACAGCTAGTTTAACAGCATTTTCCATGATTTCAATGATTTTATTGACTTGTTCTTTAGATTCTACAGATAAATCTAACTCATCATGAATTTGAATATGAGCTACGATGCCTTCTTTGTATAAATCAAGCATTGATTTTTTAGTCATGTCCGCAGCAGATCCTTGAATCAATTTATTTAATGCTTTGTAAGTAAAAGCTCTTCTTATTCTATTTTCTCCATATTTTTTTACAGCGTCTTCCCAAGTCATGGGAGTATGCATTCCAAATTGAGCTGGTTCCCATTTATCAAAACGGCAACCCCTTCCTAGTAAAGTTCTAATTTCTCCTTCTCTGGAAGCCCATCTAGATGTTTCATGCATAAGATCACGAACAAAAGGAACTCTGTCGTGATATTTATTAAATAGTTCTTCAGCTTCTTGTTTCGTGCTTAAACCTAATTCTGCTTGTAACTTGGCTTTACCCATTCCATAAAATAATCCAAGATTAATTGTCTTAGCTTGTATTCTACTAATACCTGCCATATCAGAAACTGTTTTATGAAAATCAATATCATTATTAGTGTAGCTTTGAACAATTTCTTTTACTGAAATGTTTTCTTTAATTACAGGAGTGGTTGCTGCAAAATGTACTACGAGTCTAGGTTCTTGTTGTGAATAATCAAAACACCCCCACTCGCAACCTGATTCTGGGATGAAAAGAGATCGAATCAGTGGACCTAAGTCTTTGTTACGAGCGGGAATTTGTTGTAAATTTGGATTAGAATATGA